TTGAAAATGGTAAGGATGTTCCTATGGATCTTTTTGGAGTATATGTTGCTAACAAGACTAAAATAAAAGGAGAAAAATAATTATGAATCAAGTCGCAACGAAAAAAGAAAATGCTGTTCAAACAGCACCTTTATTGGAGGAATATGCAGGACAAGGAACTGAAAATATTACAGCTCGTGATACTAAGTTACCTATCCTTAAAATACTATATGCTAACTCACCAGTGCTTGACGAGAGCGATGGTAAGTTTAACGAAAAAGCTAGGCAAGGTGATATTTATAATGAGATTACAGGGTCTTTGTACAAAGGCAAAGATGGTATTCTTGTTGTACCTTGTTTATACGTTAATACTTTTAATGAGTGGAAGGACAGAGGTGATTCCCCTGGCCGTCCAATAGGCATTCATACTGATCCAAGTGTAATGAGAAATACATCACGTGGTGACGATGGTAAAGATAGACTGGAAAATGGTAATTATATCGAAGATACAGGTAATCATTTTGTTTATATTTTAAATAAAGATTATGAGCCTATTGAAAGCGCTTTAATTACAATGAAGTCAACACAAAAGAAAAAATCAAAATTATGGAACTCTATGATTCAATCAAGAAGAATGAAAGGTAAAAATGGTTTTTTCTGTCCCCCTTCTTGGGCCACAACATACAAATTGACAACTACGAAAGAATCTAATTCTCAAAATAGTTGGTATGGTTGGGTCTTAGAGTTTGATAAAATCATAGCTGATCAAGAAAAAACTTTACAAATTACACGAGATTTCTACGACAGTGCTAAGTCATCAGAAATTTTTGGTAAGGTAGATTTTGGTCAAGAAAATGCTATGAACGAGACCTCAAAAAAAGAAACCGGCGACGTTCCATTCTAAATGGAAAACGCCCTCTTCAAATTATTTGAAGGCGACAATACCAAATATCTCAAGTCCTCTCTTACGGGAGAGGACGATGAGAGAGGTAAGAAGTCTGCTGATTATCTCACTGTTCATGAGTCAGTGACCACGGACCTATGGCGCCAGCATCTTAACGGACAATTAAGGTTAGGCTTGCGACCCGAAATTGATGGTCAATGTAAATGGGGTTGTATAGATGTTGACCCTAATAATTACAAAGATTACTCCGAAAAAAAATATGTTGAAATTATTAAAAAATATAGATTACCTTTTGTACCTGTAAAATCAAAGTCGGGTGGTTTACATATATTTGTATTCTTTAATGATTTTGCTGATGTTGACAAAGTTATTGCTAAACTATCTGAAATAAACCAACAGTATTTTTTAGCGCAAGAAATATTTCCTTGTAATAAGGCAGTAAACATGCCGTATCATAATGAACAAGCAACCATGGAATATGCTTTTGACGATAACAATACACCCGTGCTTGTAGGTAAATTTATAGAATTAGCCAAAAAAAAGATGTTGGCACCAAAAGATTTTTTTGATCTTAAAGTTGAGGAATATGAAGCGGAATCTCAATGGAGTAATTACCCACCTTGTGTGCAAAAACTTATCCAAGAGGGTTGGAGCGGTACAAATAGAAATAATTTTTTATTTAATGTTTTGGTTTTAGAAACAAAAAAAGATCAATCTTTATCTGTGCAGCAGCTTGAACAGATTGCGCTATCAAGAAATGCTCAAATATTTAGAAAACCTTTACCAACAGGAGAGGTTGTGGCTTTAGCTAAATCTGTGTCAAAAGGTGGTTATCAATTTCAATGTCCACCAAAACACCCAGAGTATCAACCAATTTGTAATAAAGATTTATGTAAGACAAGAAGTTTAGGCATTGGGGATGCTGTGCCAGACATTATAGATGCCTTTGATAATATAAAATATATTCAGGACACAAAAAACATTTGGTATCAGTTTGATTTTAAAGGACAGCATGTGACAGTTACACCAGATGATATGAAAGACGAAAAATCTTTTAGGGTTAGGTTGTTGCGCCATAGGATTTATTGGTTAACATTACCTAAACCAAGAAAAGGTCCTAGTCCTTTTGAGCTATTAATGAAATCAATTGTGGACAAGTCAGAAGAAAGTCAAGAACATATATATGCTGACACATTGGAAGAAGAAAGGTATTCTTTATTAAAAGATTTTTTTGAATCACATATTGAACAAGATAAATTTGATAAACTTAAAGATGGATATGTGGTTTTGGACAGTAAGTCTAATCTTTGTTTTTTTAAAAAACTTACGTTAGATAAATTTATTAAAAAGAATGCATCAAAAGCATTTAACACTACAGCTGATGCACTTAGGTTGTTGGGATGTGAAAGAAAAGACTATCATGAAGGTGAGAAAAATGTTTGGTCAGTAGAGATGCCTGATTTTGTTAATCATCAAGCAATTAAGACTAAAACAAAAGATACAGAAAGTGAAATGGATGACAGTTACCACGACAAATTCAGAACTTCAAAAACACAAGGCGCTGCACAAAAAGACGATTAAGATATTTGGTCCTCCGGGAACAGGTAAAACTTATACTTTAATTGAACGCGTGTTAAAAAAATATCTAGCTAAAGGTGTTCATCCAGATAAAATAGCATTTATATCTTTTACTAACAAAGCTGTAGATACAGCGCGCGACAGAGCTTTAGCAACTTTTACAGAATATACAGAGGATGACTTCCAAAGATTTAAAACGTTACATAAGTATTGTAGGAGATATTTTGAGGAGGAAGTGTTTGATCCAAAAAATTGTATGCTTGACTACGCTTTGCAGGCAAAGATTATAAAAACTTCAGACACTCGTCTTTCTGATGACAATTTTACTTACAAGGATTGGTCACTTGGTATATATGATAAAGCAAGAAACATGATGGTTGATCCACGTTTAGTATATAAACAAGAAAGTTATAAAAAAGACTCTTTAGATATATTTTTGAGAAAAATAGACACCTATGAAAATTATAAAAAACAATCTTTTATTGATTTTACCGACATGATTTCAAGATCTATAGATGAAGTAGACTTCCCTGCGTTAGAAGTTTTAATTCTTGATGAAGCTCAAGACTTTACACCACTTCAATGGTCGGTTATTTACAAGATGGCGGATAAGGTTAAAAAGATTTATTTAGCTGGAGATGATGATCAAGGTATTTACAAATGGAACGGCGCTGATCCTAAATATTTTACAACATATTTTCCCGGTAGAAAAGTTGTATTGCGACAAACAAGAAGGTTTGGTGAAGCTATACATCATTTTTCACAGATTATAAGACGTGGCATTATTGATAGTGAAGAAAAAGAATATGAAGCACTTGAGAAAAAAGGTGTGGTTAAAAGGTATTTAAGTTTTAACGAAATACCTATTGGAAAACTGCCAGGAACTTGGTATATTTTAGGCAGAGTTAACACAACAGTTAACGAACTTAGAATGAGTGCCAAAGACGCAGGATTATACTATGGTGACAACAAAGGAACCCGATCGTTTGACAGCTCACAGTGGGCGGCCATACGAGCATGGACGAAAATTTCCAAAGGTAAAAAGCTGGACAAAAAAAGAGCTGAAACAATGTTTAAGTACATTCGTCAAATCAAAGACCTAAGCTACCGACGCGATAAATTTTGGAGTGATTTGCCTGATTACCAAGAGTATGATTTTAAGGGTTTAAAAGAGTGGTGTGGTTTAGATTTAGATGATGATGATCAAAGCAAACCTTGGTGGGAGATACTGCAGCGTAATTTTAAACCGGAACAAGTAACTTATTTTATTAGATTATTAAAACGATATGGTCAGAAACAACTAAACGAAGAACCACAAATTATTATTGACACTATACATTCTGTCAAAGGTGGTGAGGCTGACAACGTATTAATATATTCAAAAACAAATTGGCCCTCAGCTTTTTTAAATAAAAATATAAATGAAAAATCTGATGAGAAAAGAGTATATTATACGGGTGTTACAAGAGCAAAAAACACTTTACATATTTTATCCACAGACTATAAATATAACTATCCTATTGGTTCGGACTATTTTGTTTATTTACAGGAGAAAAAATGAAACAAGAAATATCAGATTTATTATCAATGTTTTTTAAAAAATATAAACATTTGCTTGATCCAGAAGATTTAGATAAATTTGGTTATTTGTGGAAAAGTTTTTACGAAGCGGTTGACGATCGTGACAATATTTGGAGAAAGGGTAGTAAACATTATAAAAATTTTAAAATACAACCCGGTCAATATATATTAAGAAACAATATGAAATTTCCTGAGGGTAACGTAATAAAATATACATCAAGGCATGATCAAGAAACTGGTGGTGGTAAAAAAGATATTCTTAAAGCCATACATTATTTAGAGATGATACTTGACAGAGATTATGACTAGTTTGCAGCTTACATTTAATTTTAAAAAACACATTTGGTCTGCACCAAGTGACTACAAAGATTTATCTGGCGCCAAAGAAATCGCTATAGATTTAGAAACAAGAGATGATGGTATTACAAAGGGATTAGGTGCTGGATGGGCCACCGGGTATGGTGAGATAATTGGATTTGCAGTAGCTACTGAAGGATGGCAGGGGTATTATCCTTTCGGTCATTTTGGTGGTGGTAATTTGATTAAAGAACAAGTATTAAGATACATGCATGATGTATGTAAACTACCTTGTACCAAAATATTTCACAATGCACAGTATGACGTTGGGTGGTTGAAAGCTTATGGTATGGATGTAAATGGTGAAATTATAGATACCATGATAGCGGGTGCTTTGATAGATGAAAATAGATATACGTATAAATTAAACGCGCTTGCTAAAGATTATTTAGGTGAACTTAAGGCTGAAAGTGATTTAGTTGAAGCAGCTAAAGCACACGGGGTAGACCCTAAAATGGAAATGTGGAAACTGCCAGCTGAACATGTAGGATATTATGCGGAACAAGATGCACGGCTCACG